CAGCAACGTTTGTGCTTGAAAGATTTTTGAAAGTCCTCCCACTTGAAACGATCAGCAAGAAGGCAATGATTAATTCCGTTGAGAATGTTTACGCAGAAAAGGGGCTAGTTTGAGCCTATAATATAATGGAGGTAATAGGGATGGATGAATTAAGGTTGTGTCCTTTCTGCGGAAGCCCAGCAGAATATTATGGCGAATGTGATATGGTTTGGATAAGATGTTCAAATTATGATTGCGGAGCGCAACGGTCTGGCAAATTTGACGAACCAGAAGAAGCTGTTGTAGATTGGAATGAAAGGAAGTGATAAGCAGTGACAAAGGGAATTTGTAAGGATTGTTTTTGGTCAAGATATTGCCACAATGAAGGTTACCTGTTTTGTAAACTTAAGACAGAATATAACGATCAGTCACATTCTTGCTCAGATTTTATCGGAAACAAAAATAAGGCCCCCGCCGATTGACAGGAGCCTTTGTTATGTCTATATATTCTTCTCAGCAATCTTTGTACCTAAGTAAAATGATACTGCCATTACTACAAGGTTTTCAATCACCTTGGATTCCAGTTTACCTACTGCGACAAAAGCTATGGCAGCTGCAACAAGGGCAAGAGTTACAATTGTTTTTACGTCTACCAGTTTTGCAAAGCGTTCTTTCATGTTATTTCCTCCCTTCATCATATTTTTTAAACTTATCTAACAAGGCATATATCTCTTTGTCCACCATTGCCTTTTTGAGCCATTTGGTTTCATCGGTGAGTATCTTTCCCTTTGCGTATTCAACAAGCTCCTGTGCGGTCAATTTAGGCGCTATCTTCTTGCTAAATATGAAATACTCTTTATGCTCTTTCTGAACTAACTCAGGCGTGTAACCTCTTCCTGTTCTCAGCGAACTTGCAGGATCGCAAAAATACAGTAGTCCACCGGCATAATCGTATGCTAGAATGAAATGACCGCCTTTAGTAAATGTTCCGGGTCCCATTGAGCAAATTACCAGCGAACCGTTTTGAAGTGCTTTTGTTACAGCCTGCATATCATCGGATTGAACCAACTGCAAATCGTATTGTTTTGCGATGAACGGGAACAGTGCCCATGACGTTCCTACCTCGACTCGGAATTTATGATCCATAGACAATTTAGCAAGTTCCTGTACGGACACATTTATTCCAAAAGTATTCAACATCATAACTGATGATACAATGCCACATCCGGATTCCTTGATCGTTTCTCTTGGTGCCGGTGGAATGTTGTCGCTGTAGGGTACATTACTGAAGTTAGCTTGATATATTGGTATTGGTCGTTTCATGGCTTACCTCCAAACTTCACAATAAAGGCTATTACAGCCCCGATAAACCCGCCTATCACAGTGCGCCATAGCCATTTTTGGTTATCTTTCATTTCAGATATGTCCTTTTCGTTTGCCCTTGATATGCCGTATGTTTTATCTGTCTTTTCCCGTAGTCCGGTGTAATCCTCTATTTTAGTTTCAATCCTGATTACCCTGTCTCTGATGTCGGTTAATACTTCCTGAAGCTTTTCATCCATTTGACACCTCCCGTATATTTGATTTATAATAAAAATTGCCGTCCTCGCTTGCCCGTAGGCAGAAGGATGGCATAACAAAGCCGGGGGTATTGAGGTACTCCCGGCCTACTCGTTTAAAATAAATTAAGTAATTTCTCCACAGCGGTTAAAATAAGATTAATTCGCTGTTCTTGAAACATCTTGACGGATTCTTTGATATCCATTCCCCTCTTTATGCGTCCTTCACTTCGGATTTCCGCAATATAAATGTCAGGCTGAACATATTCGTCTATCAGAATCCACGCTTTGCACTTTTGAAACGCAGGGTTGACAGATCTGTTCTTTTCAATAAAGTCCTTTATTTCCAATAACTCAGTCTTGTAATCATCCTTTGCGCCATCTATTAATTCAAATTCAGGCATGATGACCTCTTTGTCAAAAGTAAATTCGTCCAAAACTTTATTCGGGATAGACTTGATTACCAATCCCCTCTCAGTGCAATTGTAGACTTCCAGTTTCACACGGTTCACGTAATCTTCATACCAGTTTCGCATTGATACAAACGACGGTTCCGTAAAACACATCTCACCTTTATTGTTGATCATTTGTAATAAGTTGGTTTCTTGAATGTCTTGATTGAACTTTGTCCCGTCGCAGTATAATTTGTTGTCTGTATAAGACATGTCCATTCCTACTATAAGAATCGGGCTACACCCCATTTTATGTAAAACATCAAGGGCAACATTTGCCACCGAGGGACCAGACTCAAATATAGGCAGTTCAACGGTTGTGTATCGATTGACATTAAGTTGTACCTGTATCTTGGGGCCAGTGTAATTCAGTGAATTTTGCGCTATCTGCGTGTCGAAGATCAAAGGGACGTCAGAGTCGAGGTTTTCATGTAACCCGCCTGACGTAATGGGGTCTTGGTCTATTGCGATCATGTAAGTTGGTCTTATGCCGTGAGAGTGCAAAATTTCCATTGCGGTTGACGCGGCGATCACAACGGCCTTTCCTTGAATCTCCCTTAATTTTTCTAATTGTGTCTGCAGACTCGGCCCCGCCCCGACAATGATACCCGGCAATCCTTTATGTGCGTCTATCAAAGCCTTTCCGCTGTATGAGGGTTTACGGGCGTTGATTATCCGGTTGGCATACCACTTGTCCACAAGACACCTCTTAGTATTCACCATTACCGCATAATCGTTGATTATTTGCTTTATACTGTTCAGCAAAAGGTTAAAATAATCCTGGTAGACGTTCGCATAAAACGGCAACAGCATGATTCCTCTTGCCAATGGATGGGTTATCATTTCATGTATCTTCGCCTTGACAAGGTCAATAGGTTCATCCAGCCAAATAGTGCAGTTTTTTACGATGAATTCAAAGTCTCGTATCTGGATAGCATGGTAAAACAGTCTCTTATCCGGTTCGATGACGATTATTTTTTTGTCCGGATATTTCTTTATTAGTGACTCTATGTGGTTTCCCAATCCAAGTCCGTACACAATAATGGTATGCATGTCAGGATTGACGTTTTGCAGCCAACTTTCATTGTCTGAAGTTCCGACAGTCAGCATTTTATCATCTGAATTTATCACCAAATTGTCAACTGCTTGATTTTCATTCAATCCGAACAAGACTTGTTCCGTAAATATCAATGTGGTTTCAGGGGTTTGAATCTTTTTAAATGCTTCCGGCTGAAACTCACTTAAAAGCTTACAGTTCCTTTCAAACATTCTGTACCTCCTGCGCGTACACCATGCCGGCCCCGATTTTGTCGGTAGCATCAAGCACAATAAACATATTGTCAAAGGTCTGTTTCCCGTTTATCTCCACCGGGTTAAAGGTAATGTACTGAAAAATTACATCAATTCCATTTTCCATTGTTCCTCCTTATAATTTCGCACATTTTAGTAAAATCTGCTGGTAATAACGATACGGCAGCGTCGACGCATTTTTCGTCAACTTTGAAATGTTTCTCCAGTATGTCCGCGCCCATGTCAACCGCGTCAAGCGCATTCTTAATTCCGGCGCAATGACACGATAACCCAACCGGAACATGAAATTTTTTCTTCAGCCGTTTGATCTCAGACAGTTTGTAATCGCTTGGCTGTGACGGATATTTTGAGACACAGTAAAGCAGTGTAACAGGAACATCAACCGCATTGAGAATGTCTTTGATCTGATCGTCGTCTATTTTGCCGGTTGAAATAATAAGCGGTTTCCCGAATCCTGCAACTTGTTTTATGAAATTAATGTTCGTTGCTTCCGGGCTTGCTATCTTGAATCTCTCAACGAACGGGTTTATTTCCTCTGCGCTAAACTTATCAAAACATGTACATAAAAACTCGATATTCAGCCGTTTGCATTCGTCGGCGAGTATTGGAATCCATTGCGGCCGTAGACGTATTTTATCCAGCAGTTTGAATGAATCAAAGCAATTCCGGTTAACACACAAAATATCTGTATAGTAGAATTGAAATTTTACAATGTCCGTGCCGCACTCCTTTGCTATTTTTACCATGTCAAGTGCCTTGTTAAGATCACCCATGTGATTCAGGCCGATTTCTGCGATTATCTCCATATGATTCCTTTCAAAAATTAAGCCACCCTTTCGAGTGCCTCGTATTAAGTAAATTTAAATCAATTCCCGACTTGTTTATATCCTCGTCTTTCAAGTATTTCTGCCTTGGCTTGTTTTTTGGCATTTTCAATAATACTTCCAAGCATTTTTATCCTTTTTTCATCTGCTGTATCCTCCTTATCCGGTTTTACGTTTTTGTATGTATCGGATGGTATTATCCCATTGAACCCTGTAGAGCTTTTTAATTTGCCCTTAGTCGCCCATCCGTCAAAAGTATACTTGGCTAATGTTTTTTGATAATTTGTGTACTCATCAGCCGTTAATATTATCTTGGGATGGTCTTTTGTCGCGTCAATGTACTTTTCAACTGCGACAGGTATATGTGTTGTACTTCCTGTATCGTTATACAGTCTTATTATTTCTTTCTGGATTTCATTTGGCTTGAATTCAGTTGTAAATCCGGGATTAAACAGTACGTTCCAGACATTGTTTTTGCCTTGAAAAGCCTTTACATCGTTTCCGAACACATCTACTTTTGCAGGAAGTTGTTCACTTAATACCGGTATTCTCACTTTTGTCTTGTTAAGTGTCTGTATAACCCAGTTGGGGTCGTATGTCTCTCTTTGGTATGGGTCTCTTAACTGTGCTATCTGTTTCCCTGCCGTTGGCGTAAATTGTGTAGTACTTCCCAAAAGGGTTTGCCCTATGCTTGCGGCCGGACTATAACCAGCGGTTAACCTTGACAGTCCCTGTAACATTGTTGATCTGAATAATAGATTGATTGAACTTTCTGTGCCTTTCAGGAATGCATTTTGACCATCTTTTGTTCTGCTTTCGGCGTAATAAAAATCTGCCCCCATTGCAATAGGAGCTGAGGCCGGAAGCGCCCAATCATATGAATAATATTTGTCACCAATTTTAAAGGCATAATTTTGTTTGCCTAACGCAGTTTCAATGTTTTCAACCTTGTTGCTTGAGTCTCTTGAGCTTGTCACCAACCCGTTTTTAGCCAAAAGATACCCGGTTACAGCAAGCCCCATACCAGTCAAACTTCTTGCCAAAGTATTAACAAAAAACCTCTGATTAAATGTTCCCTTGCCTGCTGTTTTCAGACCGTGCCCTACTGCTTTAAAGGCTCCGGCGGGTGAATAGTCAATAAACTTGTCAAGTATATTTCCAGGTGTCTTCTTAAACGGTACAACAAGATTTACAAACAAGCGCCATACAAACGGGTCATTCTTGTTAGCACCCAAACTTGATACTTTTTTAGATATCCAGCTGTCGTTCTGCAAAGTTCTTTCAAGCGCGTGTTCTCTTGCCATTTCCTCCATTTCATCAGTAATAATGTTGGTCTTTTTAATCTTTTTAAGTTCAGCAATTCTTGAAGCGTATGCAGATTCATAAAATGGCCTATCTCCCAAGGACAGCATTTTACCAACTATTGAATGAACAAAATTGGCAGCTTTCCCGCCCATGTCCGCAACGGCCTTTACTGCTGGGTTGGATATTTTATGGTTCTCACTGAATATTTTATTTTTTGGCATTTCTACGCCTGCACCAGTCGGATTGGTGTCCACATTGTTTACGATATCTAGCGCCCATTCTTTCAGTCCCTTGCCAGCACCTTTTAACGACGCTTTGCCTTTTGCGATTGGCGCAAGTTTGGTAGTGCGTTCGCTTTTTCTTATTGCTGAAATAATTGTGTCAATTCCTGCGGCTGGAACGTTTTTAACAGTCTCGACAGCACCCAGTAGAAGATTTCCCACGGGGTTCCTGGTAACTACAGTTTTAGGATTTATAAGCATGAACATTCTTTGGACAGCTTTGACTTTTTCTATCATGTCGGAAGGTATTTTATTGGCTATCATTTGAGCAACCTTACCTTCCAGCATTTTTTGTTTATAACTCCCTTCGGGCAACTTCCGAGCTTCGTCCATTTTCTCAACTATAAATTTAATGTCGTTCTCTTCCAGAACCGGAACGCCGTATTTCTTTTTAACAAGATTTCTTATGTCTTCCTCGGAAGTGTTTTTTGTTATGTCTTTTATGGTTCTTGGCTTCGGCAGGTTTTTACTACCGCCTTTTAGTACTTTGTTGGAATGAGCGAATACCTCTTTCAAATAAGGTTTGATTTTGTCGCCGAACTCCTTTATCATGGCTACAGACCAGTCAGCAAAATTCATTGAAGCTTTTGCTAATTTTGTAGCTCCGACAATTGCAAGATCAGTCAGGACATCCCCTGGAAGTCCTGCGCGCATTTTTATCAGTCCACTTGTATCAGGTTTAAAAAAGTCTTTTACTCTTTGCGTTGCTTCTGCCTCTTTGGAATCAAGCCAACTACGGATTTCATCCTTTTTAGTGACTTTTGGTGTTTTTTCAGTTTTCTTTGCAAGTTCGGCAACTTCATCGTCTATCCTTTTCATTAGGTTCGGATTTGTCTTTTTTATCTCGTTTTCCGCTGCGTCAATTGCGCCCTGTGCTGTTGCAAGTTTTCCCTCTGTAGTTCTGGAATATTTTGCAAATGCCTGTACGCCTCTACCGCTTTCGGTTCCGCCCTTGCGAACATTTTTTAACATAGAATGAACATCTGAATAGTCACCTGTTTTTCTGGCTTCATCGAGATTCTTTTCTACAATTCCAAACATAGTATCAATATCCGAACCAGTAAACGATTCTTTTTCAGACAGTTTGTTAACTTCACCCTCGAAATCCTTAGCAAGCCTTTGTTGCGCCTCTGCTATGCTTTCTTTTTCGCTCTTGACATCATATTTATAATCTTTAGAATCGAGCATTTTCTTTTCAACGTCAGTCAGCATCGGCGTTTTTTTAAGCGTGTTGGAATATACTTTGCTTACCGCTTCTTCTGGTGTTTTAAGCTTTTGTACACCGTTTTTAGTAGTTGATTCTATCAAAGGTACTTGTTCAGCTGCCTTTAAAGTCCGTGTGCCTTGTGCAGTGTTTCCAGTTACTGATTCTGTTGCATATTTGCTTTCAACCTTCGGCGGTACAGTTGACTTTGCCACGGTAAACGGCGTTTCTTTGCGGTACTGTTCAGGGACATTGAATTTAACGTTGTTTGCGGCTTCGCCATATATCCTGAGTTTTTCTTTTATAGATTGTTTTGCCCTCAAATCAGCAGTATCAATTTTAGGTAATGATTTCACCCAATCTGACTGAGATTTTGTAACAGGTTCTTTAGGTATTAAATCAGATTGTTTTGTTATGTCTTGAGGTAACCGGAACTTTTTAATTTCGCCTTTTGTCACAGCAAATGGGCGTTCTATCTGCCTTTCAGGTAAAGAAAAAACGCCTTCCGGCGTTTCATTTGTCGTTATCTTTTTTCCTACATCATTTTGTAATGGCGTTTTTATTTCCTTGCCTTTTTGTATTTCATCCAGTGCATCTTCAATATCTTTTACTTTGGGAAAATCAAATTCTTTATGTGCCGCCGCTTTACTTGAATTTATGTTGTCGTAATAGTCGATAACAACGCTTTCTTTTCTCGCTGATATTTGTTTTATTTTTGTTACTTGCTTTTCACTTAACGGTTTAATCCCTGTAATATCAATAAGCACAAGTCCATCTTTGCCTACGCTTATCCTTACGGCGTTTGTGTCATCCATAAATTTTGTCATGGCTGCCGTTTGCTGCAAATCGTCATACAAAGATTGTACTTCTCTGTGATCCATATACCGTTCGTTTGCGGGTCCACCTTCGCGTTTCCCGCTAAAATCCAGCACTGTACCATCGTCAAGTATGTAACCGGCTTCGCGCGGATTTGTTGTTATACCGAATTCCGACTTTGCTTTTTTTACAATGCCATCGTTTATTTTTGATATACTACCTATTTCTGATGGTATGCTATCTTTGGTTTTACTATACATGGGTTCATTGCCCAAAAGTTCGTCTACTTCAGCCGGAGTCAGCAGATCACCTTCCTTGCCGAAATACTCTTCTCTTGTCATTGTAGGCTCAACCGCTTTAGCTTTTGCGCTAGATTCACTTAACAACAAAGGCGCTTTTTGACCGCTTTTTAATGTGTTGCCATATTGGTCAACGGTAAAATCAGCCTTTTTTTCTGCAATTGCCTTTTCTTTTGGCAAGGTTTTTACCGGGGTATTCAGCTTTTTTATCTCTGCCGTTGTCGGCTTTGGAGGTAAGGATTCAATTACATCAGGCGTACGCAGTTTTGGCGCTTCAAGCATAAGGTACTGTTTTGCTTCCGGCAGTGCGCGGAGTTCAGGAGTATTGTTGACTATTTCCTTTTCTGCTACTGTTAGCTTTTGACCGCCTTTTAGTTTTTTGAAAACCGTTTTTGCAATCCCACTTAAGCCCATTATTCCAAGTTCCGCGCCCATAGCAAACAGAGCATTGTCAACCGCTGTTTTTAGAGCCTTTTTAGGCGTATCAATTTCCCTCTGCGTGGCAATCTGCTGTGCTGAATATGGCAATGATTCTACCGTAGCCTGAACCACTCTTTTACCGGCCTTATTCGCTAGTCTTTCAGCAACAGGAAATAATTTATTCACCGCTTTTTTTGCCATAGTATTAGCCGCCGTTGGCAATGTGACACCGGGACTACCTGTAGGAACCATAAACCCTGCTATTGTCCCACCTACATCTGAAATAACGTTTCCAACTTTACCGGCACCGCCAATTCCGGCAGATTCAGCATAATCCTTCGCACTGCTGTCGCCGAACCCTACCGATACGGCTTGCCTTCCTGTTCTGTCAAAAACTTTCCCGAGAGTGCCTTTTTTAGCATATTCAACCTTTTCCATTACTTTCTGAAATTGCTGAGTAAACCCATCCGGCACCTTCTTATCGAAATAGTATGCGGTAATTTCACCACCCATGTTGTGAGATTTCGGACTCAAGGATAGTCCTTTACTCAAGATATCTATTTCATCAGCGGTCAACACCTCTTTGGCCTTTTGCCTTGTTTTTTCCTCGTCTTTTTTCAACATATTACCGATTACAGGCGTGTTATAAAAAGATGACTTGCTATTGTAATTGGGTATTTTTGCGGCGGCTTCCGACTTTGCCTTTTCCTGATCGATTCTGTTTTTTATATCCATGAAGTTTGTTGACAACTTAAAGGGTGTATTGAATATAGCGTCGGAAATACGTTTCGGCTGTGTATTTTTGGTTAGCGTCGGTAAGTTGAGTGTAGGAGATTCAAGGGTATGTTGCTTTGTAATGCTCTGATAAGCAGGAATACTTTGTACGGGGGTAACGGTTTCAAACAGTGCTTGCCTTTCTTTATCATATACGCTTGCCTTTTTAGTTTTTTGTGCAGTGCCTTGCGTTTTCGCCGTAACGTTTATTCCAAGCGCTTCGCGTTCCTTATCGTACTTACTACCCATGCTATCACCTTCTTATTTTTGTGGTTCTGTTGGCAACCCATATCTGGCAAGCAGCGGAACGGTTACATTATCATCAGATGTAAGACTTAATATGTATTTTCGTAACCCTGTTTTATCACTGATCTGCGTCACGCCAGCAGCGTCCTTGGAAATAAACGAACTACTGTCTACCATGTCTATGTAGTTGTTATACTGTGTTCTTTCGGTTTCTGTAAGTTGCTGTTCCTTGTCGAATTTAAACTTGTCCTGCTGGAGTTTGATCTGTGCTCCTGCCTGTGCTGCTGATATATTGCCAAGTTTGATATCATTTTTAAGCTTATCAAGTTCAAGTTTCTGCGATTTAGACATATTTGCGTATTCGAGTTCTTTTATCTGATATTCCAATGCAGCTGTTTTCGCCTTATTGACATCATCTATCAAAGCCCTCATTGTATCCACCGAATCAGCTGCTACACCTGCCTCCTGCAATAATTGATTAAAGGCGGTGTCTTTTTCCGCTTTACTCAAATCACCATATTTTTGATTAGCCTCGTAAAGCATCTGTGAACGTTTTTCAGCAAGGTTATCAAGTGAGGTCTGTTCGTCTGTGGTAAGGTTGTTTAAGGCATCGTTGACCTTTTTAATGATCGCCATTTTCCCACTTGATAAGGTCTGTGCGGCTGCCCCCTCTGCCCTGGCGATACCTGCCAAACCTGATACCCGGCCTTGTTCAAGATTGGCCAAGGAATTTTGGTAGTCTCTTGTTGCTTGGCTTTTTAATCTTTCTGCATCTGCCAGGCTTAAAGTCTTGTTGGATTCAATCTCACTTATACTATTAGTGTAGTCCTGTTCTATCTGTATTTTTTTACGTTCCGCGTCCGCAAGTCCTGTAGCCTGTTCCTGTTCAAGTCCCGTTAACTTGTTGGACACGTCCCGTTCATATGACTGCTTTTGACCTGTAATTTTGCCGATTTCGCTTAGATTAGCCTGACCGGCCTGACCTAATTCGGAAGTGACTTGACCGCCGGCAGATAATCCTCTTTGTGCGAATTCACCCTCAAGCTGTTTAGTCTGCCTTTGGGCGAGAATATCCTGCTGGTTCATTGCTACGTCGTAAGTAGGCAAAGTCTCGGCCTTCGTGGATTCTATCCCTGTCTTGGCCGTCGAATAAGCATTTTTGATCTTGTCTACGTTAGCCGACAATTCGTCTGACAAAGATTGTTTGTTTGCGCCTAACTGGTTTTTACTCTGTTCATACAGCTGAATTATCTTATCGGCCTGCGCGGCTATGCTATCCATGGTATCAGTGTTTTGCGTTTCGACGTTCCTTTTCCCGGACGAATAGGCGTTTCTTATCTCATCGGCCTGGCTGGATAATTCAGCCAATTGCGTAGCGTATGCATCGTCCAACTCCTGCTTGGTAATGTCCGCATCCGATAAAATTCCAGTCCTTGCCTTTTTGGCATTAGCTTCAGCCGTGTTTTTCTGTTCCTGCAAGATACTATTTACGTAGTCAGAAATTTTAGTCATGTAATCTTCTTCAGACGTTTCAGGAACGTAATTTTGGTTAAAGTTAGTAAGTTGAGCGTTTTTATCTGATAGCGAACCGGCATAATAATCAAGATAGTCCTGCGACGAGAGTTCGCTTTTCAATCTTGCGATTTGAGTCGCGTTTTGCGCAGCCTGCCCCTGTGATACCCTGTAATTGTCCGCAGCTTCGGCGGCTATAAGCATGCCAACCTTGTTACCTGTGCTTTGAGCGGCGGCATACTGATCTTTGTAGTTTTGTAAGGTTGTGTCTATTGTAGGTGCTGTAGAACTCGTCGAGGAAGTCGAAGAAGTCGAGGAAGACGTTGCTGCGAGATTTCTCACCGCTGTATCAGCCGCAGCACCGCTTATTTGATTGTCTCTAATCTGACGCACAAGTTCTCTGTCGGGGTCTGCAGTAGTTGCTGGTTTTACTACCGGTGTACTTGTCTGTGTGGTCGTTCCTGTAGTTGGTTTAGTGATCGTTGGCGTTATTGTCTGTGTTTTGACTGGCGTAACCGTAGTAGTCTTTGTAGGTATCGTCAACGCCGCACCAGCCTGTATCTTATTCGCATCTTTTATGCTTGGATTTGCTGCAACTATAGCCGCAACGGTGGTATTGTTAGCTTTGGCAAGTGCGCTTAATGTATCGCCGCTTTTTATTTTAACAGTAGCCATAAAATCACCCCTCAGTTTTCTCAATAATCCTTGCTGGATTTCCCACAACGGTAACATTGTCCGGAACGTCCCTTATAACTAAACTGCCTGCGCCTACAATGGCATTTTTACCCACCGTGATACCCTGAATGATTATTGCACCCACTCCAAGGAAAACGTTATCAGAGAGTGTCACGGCCCCGCATAAAGTAACTCTCGGACTGAGAATGCACGATTCACCTATCATGCAATCATGGTGTATCTGAGAACCCAATCCGATAACAACGTTTTCACCGATTTGCACGTTATGGCAAATATGTGATGGAAATATTAAAGGCTGTACCCGAAGGCCAGCCTTTTTCAGTTTCTCATATATTCGATTTCTTGTAGTGTTGTCGCCTACGCTTCCCACAGCATTATAAACAGGGTATCGTATAGGTATTCGCCCTTGACACAGATCGTCAACGGTTCCTAAAATCTTATATCCTTCAAATTTCCCAACCTTAAAATCATCAATAAAAAATACCTCTTGGTGAGGTATAAAAGAAAGGACATCTAAACTATTTTGTCCTGCACCTATTAAAATCATATAATCACCTTTTAAATGATAAATAAAAAACGAATATCAATACGAGAAATCCGTAAAACAGCTTCAACTTTTCAAATGTATCTGCCTTGCATTTTACTTTTACGTATACTGCAAGTATGACTAATGGTAGACCGATAATCGTAGTCATTAGTGTCATTTTAGCCATTGCCGTTGCTGCTTCCAACATACTCAATAATTCTCCCAATACTTATTTTGATATTGGTTATCGTACCGTTGAATGTTCTCATATTCCAATTTGACAAGAAAGTTATGCGTTACAGGATATACGCCATTCTCATAATCCTCAGTCGTTACGCATGTTTTAGCCTTATAGTCGCTGATATGTGTCGCTTCGTGCAGCAGTGCCGCCATAAGATATTTGTGGTCTGAAATCATATCTATTGTTAAAGTACAAAATCCATGTTCAAGATATGCCCCGTTCCTTTCCCCTTGCGAAACGCTAATCAAATTTTTAGTGACAATGTCGTATTCGTCAGGGTAGTTTTCTTTCATATCACTTAAAGCATCCCAAATAGCTGTCTTAAATTCAGAATATCCTTTTACAAGCATATCCCCTTCATTATCAACAAACAGTCGTTGAAAGTATGAAAGATAACCATATGTTTCATTGTCTATCAGTTCACAATCAGGTAATGTATTTTCCTGCCGGATGTCGTTGATAAATAAGTCCCCATCGGCTAAGTCGATTTTTACGGAATATTCATATTTTGTATCAGTGTATAAACTGGCAAGGAAATATTCATCCGTTTGTTGCGTCTCAAATCCAAGTCCGTCAAAGAAGGAGTTTAGCGAAATATCTTCCGCGTGTACCGTAGTAAAGATACATGAAAATATTACAGATAACAGTATTATATATTTTTTCATCACAATTCTTCTTTCTAAACATATAATACTATTTATTGGTATTTTATACAATAGTCTTAGTTTCCTATTTTTTTAATCATTTCCAGTGTGTCCTTGTCAGAAATTTGCTTTAAGACTTTGGTCATGCATCCTTTTTGTTTACAAAGCTTAATCCCTTTGTCCAACTGGCCTAAAAGATTGTTCCTTTCCGATATGCTTGCGTTCTCGCTCATTCCCGAAAGTTGATTTATCCAGCGCAGAGTATAGCTTACCAGTTGGTGAGTGTCAACATTGTCTATACCGCATTCCATATCAGGTTTCAAGGACTCCTTGATTTCATGCCATTCGCGAAGTTCCCTGATACGGTCTTTCGCCGTGCGTTCCTGATTTGTCCCGATGAATTTTTTCTTTTCAATCTCAATCTGCAAAAGTTCTTTCTCCAGATCATCATTCTCAAGGGCAAGTTTTCTTTCCAGGATTTTTATTTCCACCTGATTCTTTCTATATTCATAAGATAACATGACAAGTTCTTGAAACATGACGTTTTGTTCGCGCATGGCCTGCCAATACTTTGAGTCAGGCGTAGGATGTTTCAAGTCGTTTAATACGCTTGTTTCCATTTCTGTTCTTGTGCGGAATATTTGAACATTAAGAAACGTGTCCTGCAATTCAGATTTTAACTCAGACAATGTAAAAAAATCATCCGATTTAAGTACCTTAGATGATTCAATGATCGAGAATGATTGCGTGTTGAAATTCATAAGACCTCCTAAATTTTTGTATATTCCTCAGTTACATTAGACGGATCACTACCCCCGAAAGATAACCCTGCTGTTTGAACGCCACAACCGGCTAAACCAACCCTTGCAGTATTAAGACTGCCGCCTACTATCCAAACAGAACCATCGTATTCCTCAGTGATACCTACAGCATGATACCCTATTGGAATACTGGTAAGTCCGCCCCCGAACGAAAGTCCTGCTGTTTGTGAACCTGCTCCAGCTAAACTGCTACGTGCAGTATTGAGGTTGCCTCCTGCCGCCCACGTAGAACCATCATATTCCTCGGTGACAGCACTATACCCGCCGCCATTGCCTCCAAAACTCAATCCTGCTGTCTGTGTGCCGCAACCGCCCAATCCACCACGTGCTGTATTAAGGTTTCCTCCTACTGTCCATGTAGAACCGTCGTATTCTTCAGTAACATTACTATAAATGGCGACACCTACTATACCCCCGAACGAAAGTCCTGCTGTTTGAACGCCACAGCCGCCTAATTGATATCTAGCCGTACTTAAATTTCCTCCTGCCGTCCACGTAGCACCATCATATTCTTCAGTGATATTGGAATATGAACTAGTCTGTCCCCCGAACGAAAGTCCTGCTGTTTGTGTGCCAACTCCGGCTAAATATTCTCTAGCAGTATTAAGGTTTCCGCCAGCCGCCCATGCAACGCCGTCGTATTCCTCGGTTACAACACTAAGTCCACCGCTATTACCTCCGAAACTTAGCCCCGCCGTCTGTGTTCCTGCTCCAGCTAAACCACCGCGGGCGGTGTTAAGGTTGCCACCCGCTGCCCACGCGCCGACATAATCCCAAACGGTCTTTATAACCCCGTCTATATTGGCAAATACTTTAGCTACTTGTTTTATAGCACCATCTATATTCACTTGTACATTTACCACATTCTTTATGGCACCATCTATATTCACTTGAATGCTCATAATGCCCTCCTATGGCGTATACATCAACCATGTGTCGCCGCTATTACATGCCCCGCCTGTTGCTGCCGTTGTGGAATATATTGCATTTCTCAAATATGGTGACGTATACGAACTATGATTCTGTGCTGCAAGTTTATTGGTCATTACCTGGCTGCCTGTAGTGGTCATGATGTTTCCGTAACCGCTTAACGTACCCGCCGAACCTGCGTAAGCCGCCGAAATGTTTATAGCCGATACGGCTGTGCTGATCGCATACAAGGCAGAAAACACCGTTGAACCCGTGCCTATTCCATCAATTCCGCTCATGCCAACGTATCTTGCACCGCTTGCGCCCTCGATAAAGTTCATTTCATTTACGGAACTGTTCAGTAAAGGCTTGTAAAGCCCGTCTATTTGGCTTACAACATCATTCCAATTCGCTTGCAACGCACCACCTGTTGCTAAATTTGACGAATCAAACACGGTCCACGGATTTGAACCGGAATATGTTAATGTTATTGTCGATACTACGCTTGCACTAATCATAAAATCACCCCTTTAATCTCCGTATACTGTCCAATAAACCGATGCGCTTGTTGAAACACCTGAGATGTTAGTTATAGAAAACTGTATCCCTGTTTGTGTAACAACGCACCCTGCTATTATTCCGCTTGTTTGCGGAGAAACTTGACCATATAAACCAGATGATAGACCGTGAGTTAATACCATGTCGTTGCTTGCTACCGTGCTACCATTTTTCAAATTGCCACCGTGCCATACAACATTATTTTCCACATACATAGCCGCTGCATTTCCACCTGTGGCAGTGATATTGGTTGAACCGGATTGTGTAGTGTGTTCGTGGGTAATGGTGGTATAATCTAGTGCGGGATTATTGGTATATAATGTAACTGTATTAATTGGGTCGGCTAAGATAGTGAAATACAAGTTGGCAGCATTTACGCTTGTGGTTTTAATGCTAATATTATAACTACAGTTAGTATCACTTGTTATTTTGATGGTTAATTGAGTATATTCTCCGCTTGTACTACGGACAAGGATATCCTGAAAATGATTCACTAAAATGTCTGAAATGACATTTACCACTACGCTGTTTCCTGTACCTGCTACTAATAAGCGTACGGACGAAGCAAGGCCAGTTCCATTTATTTTAGCAATATTTACATATGAGTTAACAACTGATACGATTGCAGCATATCTTCTTGCGTATTGCAAAGGATCCAGTCCGCCTAAAGTACTTGCTGACGCAGCATAAGCGCATGAGGCGGGATAACTTGTTGCGTAATTGATTTGCCCTGCTGTCACCGCTAACCCCGAAAGCATATTGACCGTATCAAATCCAACCTTTAACAAATTGCCTTTATTGTCGTAGTACCCCCTCGGTCTCAGGTAATCGTCTGTTCTTTGAACCATTTATATCACTCTCCGGTCTATGGCATAGTATAGTTTGCTGTTCAACAAGGTAAATCCCTGATTTAGGGTGTTGCTTCTCACCTTATACTGGAAATACTTTCCCTTCAGATTTATTGGTACTCTTTTGGGGAAATTGGAGTAAGTTGCTACATTCGGAGCGAACGCATTCGGGTTAAAGGCGTTAGGTATCCACACGCCAGCTAACTCAAAGGGCGCGGTCGCCGACGTACCAGCAATGTCGTTTATGTATACAGTGATTGCTATAGTGGTATTGCCAAACATTGTCCTGAATTCAAAATATAAATGCGTGAATAGTTTAATCAAGTCATAACCCTGTCCGGGGTTCATTTTCTTTGAATACCAATATGAGTCAATGGCTGTTCCGTCATCACTCGCAGCGGAGGGGTCAAGTTTATAGAGATTCCCCGCGCCGCCGAAATACATGTATCCATCCTTGACATTGAAACACGTCGGTTCATTCGCAAGTGTCCATTTAAGCCATGGATAAACAATCCTGCCGTTTCCCTGATGGATAAGGTTTTGCTGAAGGATAAAAATTTGATCGTTCACATGAAGCCAGTATTTCTTATCGTGCACAATTGCAAAGGCGTTCGCCCGGCTTGTTTCGGATTCCGTCATAAGTCCGTCGCGTATCCCTGTGAATCCGTTTATGTCCTCGCTGATAAGGTCAAGCTTGTAACCGTTTCCCTCTGTCTTTAACTGAACGACTCCCCTTTGACTCAATCCCGTTGGAATACCGTCTACCAGTTTCAAAGTGTCAGTCGCGACTAGTCCCTCACCGTCGTACATTTCAGTAATGGAGTTGTTTGGCGGCGCACCTACTAAACCGTGAACCGACCGGTATTTCCATAGCTGAAGCGTGTTTCCCGTTTTAATAAATCCCATCATTTTGTCATTCTTTACGCCTACGTCCGCGTATGAGGTCGCAGGGCAATAAGTCGGATCCAAGACGTCCGACCAAAACACCCTTGCAGGGAAAGACGGATTTCCACTTAAATAAACGTTGGTGTCGTTTCCTTCTCCGTATGTCTCGCAAAAAGTGCAGTTGGTTATACACGTCGCAGAAAGAACAGGTTTATGTACGGTTATCTCTACGTTTCCGACTCCGGAAGTCGCCGCAGTGGTCAGATTAAAATACCCGCTTGCATAGTTGACCGTGAACCCTGCTGTAGCCCCTCCAGAGGTTAAAGTTGCGTTATTTACTATAACTACGTTGTCACCCGTCGTAAGGCTTCCAAATGACATGTAGAACGTTGTTGCCGTCGCGTTTCCTGAGAATGTCTCGGTGAATCCGGATTGGATATAGTTAAGTTCGTCAATCTGTCCCCCTCCGGTTCCGTCAGGGTTTTTGTCCGCATAATAAGTCGGTATGTATCCGGACACTGTGGAAGCTGTCGCGCCGTTGTACTCTATATATCCGGAACCGTCAAGCATGTATATATACCCGTTCATTTCAAATGCCCTTGACTTGCCGGAAACCATGCCTGAATATATGGTCGAGGCCGAACCAGCAAGGTCAATCTTTAGCGAGGTTCCAACCGGGTAAATAAAGTCTGATGAACTGAATGAGTTATAGACAAATAATGAATTTACATTTGCCGTTGCGAGTGCGGTCGCGTAATACTTTGAGTACCCGTACCTTGAATTTATTCCGTATAGTTCGTTGTTGACTACATTTTCGCAGTCCGGACTTTGATCGTCCTCTATGTCAGTCGGCGGTTTTGTCACATTAAGCCCACCTATAAACGCCGTTATCGGGTATTCCTGCAACATAGTATCACCCGCCTTTTACCAATTTCTTGAATTTGCTATCGTCTGCTTGCCGTGTTCTGTTGAGGTATCTATTGATTTGAATTTCTTTTCATACTCAGTCTTGAAAACCTGTCCCTGGGTTACATTTATTCCGTTTCCAATCAAGACATCCCCTGCAACTCCGAAAGGAATTATCAAAGCGGTTCTGTCTTTTATTAGGAATGTACTTGTAGACGTTGTCACTGCCGGGGGGATTATCCAGTAGTCAAGGAAAAATTCAGCAGAATAGCCCCTGCTTATCAAAAGTTTTTTATTGTCTATCCTGTAATTTGTAAACGTTCCGTAATCACTGTTTTTATGATATCTTACCTTATTTATGTCACTGTAATCGGAAGGTAAGTCGTATTCTGCATACGGTTTAAAGGCCGGTATTGCAGCAGTGGAACTTCCGAAAGTATACGGGTAAAAAGCTACATTTTGAATTCTGTATTCCTGATTGCCGTAAAAGTTCAGTTTGATATAATCAGACGATACCGTCGCAGTGACAAAGTTTTTGTATGCAACAAACGTGCTTGCTGCAGTGACGGTCACGGTAGATAAGGTAGTCATAGTCGTAATGCTTGAACCTTCCAAGATATCTATTGAATGAGGTCCGTCACATTCGTAGTAATACGCATATGCGCTTGCAGCTGTGTAACTTACGGACGTGGTAGTATGGGTGTTATAGGAAAATGTTTCGCCAAGCATGTTTTCAATGGGGAATTGTGGTATTGCCACGCTTGAGGAAATTTTATCTTTTTGGGAAAGTTCTTGGTAACATAGGTTGATTGAATCGTCCAACCTGTTTAAAATTGAAATATCTATGTTTGCGGTCACGGTTTGGTACTCGTTGATTAGTTTTATCGTTGCGTTGCGGATGTCCCCTAATGTATATCCCACCTATATCACCTCTTTCCATAATAAAAGGAGCCTGTTTTCACAAGCCCCTTGCGTACTATTATCCATAGTTGAACCTAGAACTTATCGTAAAACTTCTGAATTCCCACTACTTGCTCATACCATTGGTCATATGTCATGCACTCAATCCGAGTTGATGCATATGTCAAAATTTCACCCAGCACAGTAGCGTTAAAATCTGCATGAATCATTGTGATTATAGACGTTCCAGACTGTATAGCTTCATCTATTTTAGCAGAAAAACCAGCAGTCGAAGTTGCAGCAGCTATAGGCCATTCTCCAACTGTCAGTAGGTTTTCAACCGGATTACCTTCATATCTCTGTAATATACTTCTTGCACTTTTTATGCCTAATGATTGGGCAACTCTAATCACATTATCATTGTACCCACCTAAAGGATAACCTAGGAATTGAGATCCTTTTGAAAATCCGTTTGCATTCAAGAAGTCTATGCCACCTTGTATTTCTGCGGCTATTTCTGCATCAGTTGTAAGTGTAGACAAATTAGTGTGACTTAAAGTATGATTACTGATTAGCCATCCTGCATTTGCTAAAGCCGTAAGGTCTGCAAGTCTCATGTAGTTAACATCTACACCATTTACAAGAGAAGGCGCTACCCAACAAGTGCCTTTGATACCTAATGCTTCCATCAGTGGGAAGGCACCTGTTTGTACTACTTTATAACCATCATCAAAAGTAAGCACCAAGCAAGGTTTGGAGGCTTGATCTTTAATCATCATATCAAAGGTCACTTCAGCAACGCTCGCAGCTACAGGGGTAACAACCAGCCTAAATTTAACCATTGTGTTATCCCAGCTATCCCCGTTGCCGGTTATAAAATTAGCTTTAGGTATAGCTATTAAATTCCAGCCTTGTTTTAATTGTCTTTGCGTGGGAGCATCAAAAGTAACCGAATACCATTTTGTCCATGCAGCAGACGTAAAATATACCGTTATATTAGTAACCTTGGTGATATCCACTATATAAGCCCATATGTTAATACTTGTCATAGATGCGAGTGCCATTGATATTACTCTGTCAATTTTGGCCTGCGTTCCTGCTGCCGTATTAACTACCTTGACCGCTGCCTTACTTCCGGGGCGAACGTGTGCGGTATCAAGTACAGGAGTACAATTTGTACCTGTCCACGGCGTAATAGAGTTAAAATCTTCAATTACCTTGCCACGGGTACGAATAAGACCGTCTGTAACTGCTATCGAGTTCGCAATATCTGCCAAAGCCGAATTGGTCTGTCCCCAATTATAAGTTGTTTGAATTCCCATAAAATCACGTCCTTAATATATATACTGAAAGAATTTCAATGTCTGTGCCGCACTTGCCAAAAACCAGTTACCCGTCGTCAGATGCAACGGTCCTATTTTTTCGCCTGCACCAATATCCCAACTTCCTGTTCCAGAACCCAATGTCGAGGCTATGCCCATATAGACAGTACCTGTTCCGGCGTTGTGTAGTTGAAACGTACCGTTATACGGGAATGTTGTTGCTACCGTTGATACGGTCATAGACGTTACTGTGCCAAATTTGTACCCGCCTTCTCTAAATATGTCTGACATATAAATCACCCCTTACATTTAATCTTGTGGCCCCTTAACTGCTTTTCAGTTTCAAAAGATTTTCCACATGAACATTTGAATCCTTGCTTGACTTCCTTGACCTCTTCCGGTTTCAGAAGTGTAATTAACTCTTGAATCTGTTCGGATATATTGGATAAAAGCATATTGGTTGTATCGCCATTTACGCGCTTTTGATCGATATTAAACATAAATCCTCCAAAAGAATAAGGCGGTTTTTACACCGCCTGTCTCTATGCATTTATTGCCATCCAATGAACTGCACCTGTTGCAGCAGCAGCACCGGACGTTAGTGTTACTGTTATATTTGCTCCACCCGATACAGTCGCCCAACAAAGCGCGGAAACTAATGGTGTTACCTGCACATAGGCTACAGTCGCTAAACCATGGGCAAATGTGCCTGTGCCTGTTATGACGGCTGACCCGTATGCTACCATATGGGCTGTTGCGGCGTATTGTACTGCGTTTAGTATTGCTGCGCCTATTGTCAAACCTGATACGTTGGCTGTTAAAGCTGATGCGGCAACGCCTGTTGTAAGTCCACTCACGAGGTTAACCAACGATGATGCGTTTACTGCCGTCGTCAGACCTGATACCAAGTTATTGACCGCGGACGCATACTGATACATTGTACCTGCTGAGTCCAAAAATCCTTCTGACCGGATATATGAGGATACCCTTGTTGTTTCAGTACTCATTTATTTCACCTCCAAAAAGCCGCCATATTTCAGGCGGCACATTGTAATTCATATACCCTAGGCAGGTATATTACCTACCAAAAACTTCCAATCATATATGCAAATTCCAAATCTGGCATATACTCCTATGGCCCATGACAATGTTTCAAAGCTGTTGTTGCTTTGCGTTTCGGGTTTGATTCTGTCAAGGAAATACAGGTTTTCCTTAGCCGCAACGCTGTCAATCCAGTGCCACGGATGATTGGATTTACCCGACTGTTTCTTGAGCTTCTTCCACACAACAACCTTGAACATTCCTTCGTAGACGTTATATTCGTTGTTGGCTACCTTGGGCTTTTTGTCACTGTTGGCGAGTTCGAGGGCAGTTTTGGCGTTTGCCATACCTACAAGCAATGTGTCGCCGAAATAACTTCCGTCGTTTCCGGTGTCATCTGTGAAATCACTCATTGTCACTATTGCTTCGTCAAGGTTGTCACCGTCGAGTACATTAGTGGTCTTGTTGTCAAGATAGTCCACGTTTTTTCCGCTCTTGCTTGTATGTGTATCATTGACAAACGAGCCACCGTCTGCACAGAGTGTCCACGTGTAAGTATCGCCATCTTTAACAAATGAGCTCTGATCTGCATTGTTGAATACAGCAGCTGCAAAGTTTTCCTGCGTCCTGTAGGCTGATTCCATCAGTGACTTGCCTGCCGTCTGCATGGACAAGAGTTTGTTGTCGTCAAGGAATTTTCTGCCGAACGATGCGGTGTCGGAAAATTCAGTGAACTCGCAAGTCTTGGCAAAGTATTCATTGATGTCCGAATAGTTCCTTGTGCCGTGCATCTGCTTTATGTCGCCTCTTGAACTGGTTCCCAAAATGGAAACTGCCGGTTCGTCAACGTCCTGTCTGTTGAACAGTTCGTTTATCATTCCGGTGTCGGCTTTGGCTGTGCCTATGTCCTCCATGAACTTCAATATGGCAACTTCATAGTTACCTACAAGCTTGTTAAATTCTGTTGCGGTATAGTTAATCATTTATGCCACCCCCTTATATTGCAGGGGCAAAGATTACATAGATTGAACTGGTCGGAGAATCCGCCGTTGCAGTCTTGTAAACTAAGAGCCCTGTACCTGCCGCTGCGCCGTTAACACCCGTGCCAACCGATGCCGTACCCAAGTTAATCTTGGAACCGGCTACTGTTGCGGCTGTTATGGCGGTGGAAATTGAAGCTTTCCACACCTGGTTGTCATTTACCGGCGTTACTGTCGGGTAATATGCCGCTGTTACTACGGATGATGCGGCGGAAACGTTGGATATCGCATATACCGTGTCGGCACTGTCTGCAAAGCAAAGGGCACCGCCCGTTACTTTCAAGGCCTGGGTATTGTATAGCGCGTATCCGCTGAGTGCAGGTAATCTTTTTTCAGAATAAAGGCTGTTGCCTTCACCCTGTACAAATTTTGCGAATTCAAACATGAAAAATCCCTCCCTGTAAAATAACGGGAGGTTGTCCCGTTATCTATGGTATTTTACGTATGCCATTTTTTGTTGCAGTGGGTCCTTAACCCCAACTAGTTCAAGGTTTCTCCTTACTGCTTCCGGCACAATGACGTTGTCATATTCTGCGGGTTTATTTGCGCCGTTTACCTGTGCTGTATGTGCTGTACTCATTACTGTAGCTGTCGCCTTATTTTCACCGGATTTCCTGGCGCTTTCGACGTCAGAATCATACCGATGTTCTTTAAGGTGACTCAATAATGTGCGCTTGCTTTTTCCTTCATCCCATGCCTTCCAAACCTCTTCGGGAATGTCCTCAGCTTTTTGGATGTCTTTAAACACTTTTTGCGCTTCCTTAAAGCTGGTGACAAGGAACCTGTCCTGACGTTCCTTTTCGGCTGCTTTAATCAACGGGTGTTCGCTTACCTTTGTGTCGATTTGCTTTGACAGCACATCAAAGATTTTCTTTTCGTCAATAGCAGGCTTTTGAGTGCTTGGCTGCTCTGCTGATTCCATATTCATGTTTTCGAGGTATTCAAGATACTCGTCAACAGTTGCGAATCCTTCAGGTAGAGCTTTTTGCGCAAGCTTTTCAAACTTGGACTTATACTCACCATTTTCTTTCAAAAGGCCGTCTGCAAGTTCAGCTTTACGTCTCAACTCAGCCCATGCTGCATCAGGTTTGTTACCATCAGGTACCGAGTCGGCGACTCCCGGTGTTGCGCCTGTCCCTGTGGTATCCGTATTATTGGGGGTGACTGATTCCCCTGTGGCTCCGCCACTTGCGTCAATTTCATCCATCAACGGTGTAGGAAAATATTTTAAAAACATAATTGCCTCCAATTGAGTTTTTTACCCGAATCTCACGGTTAATTTAATAAAGCGTCCTATTGGCGCTTACTGCTTTGCTTTCCCACCATTCTGGCAAGGCTTTGACCTCAAATCATTGCCCTTGGTAATCTTTTGTATCGAGGACTGTTTGTCGCCACCTCCACCAGACTGTACAAACGTGGCTTTGTTCGGCATTTTCTTACCCATATATATCACCTCCTATCCCTATAATCTTGATTCCATATCTGGTTAAACATAGATTCCTCTTCGGCTTCTGTTACTGTGCGAGATTCTTTTTCGCCTTTTTGCGAAGCCAACATATCGTGTAAATATTGGACTTTTACGCCAGGGTGATTATGTACTTTTGTCAGGCTGTGTTCCCTTGCACCGCCCCCGGGCTGTATGAAAGTACCTTTGTTCATGCCAATCACCACTTTCCTTTTGGAAGCGTGTTATTTCTTTTTGGTCCTTTTCTTTAATGGTTTATAATCAATCCTTGGAATAGGCTTAATCTTTGGTATTGGTTTTTTCTTTAACGGCTTATTATCAATCTTTGAAATGGCCTCCGTTTTTGTCTTAGAAGTCGCATTTCTTCCGTTGCTAATATACATTTAAATCACCCTTTCATTTTCCTGACTTTATCGTAGGCTATCGCGACCGCCTGTTTAATCGCCTTTGTCTTGCTTTTAGGCTTTGATGTGCCTATCTTTCCGGTTTCCTCATACTTGTTGACGAGCTCATGTATGTTGGAACTCATGTTTTTCTTTCCTGATTTCAAAGGCATAAAATCACTTCCTTTTAACCGGTTTCATCTTCATCACGGATTTCATTGCGGAAATTTCTTCTGTTGCAACTTTCTTGGCGGCTTCCATGCGTTTCGCATCACACTTTATTTCTTCTGCACGTCTAAGCGTCCTTGCGTCTTCTTCTGCTTGCCACTTTTTATCCATAACATTTATTGCTTTAGCCACTTTAAATTACCTTCCATTTCGTAAAAATTTCTCCATCCCGGTATAATAATTCATGGAGTTTTTCAAACGGTTTCAAGCCTGTATGTATAACGTCACAGTCGCTAAATTCAGCCAATAAATCCTTGATTGAATATTCTTTCATATCAAGTACCACAAGGCCGTTTAAGCCACTCTGCACAGAGTATTCTGCAATGTCCAAGATAGCCTTGGATATACTCTCCTTTGATGCACCGTATCGAGTCGCGTTTAAGTCAGACACGGTCAAAGGCAAGCCTTGTTCCTTTTGCTTTTGCCATATTTCGAGAACCGAACCGCTTGAACCGAGAATATTTCCACTCCTGACTACGATAAATTTTGTTTTAGCCTTACCGCACCAATTCACAGCGTCCAAAACCAAATACTCCGACATTGCTTTTGAATGCCCATAGATATTAACAGGCAGGACAGCTTTATCGGTTGATATTTGTATGAAAGTTTCAATGTTGTTCTTTACGGCACATTCAAGGGCTTTTTGTACGCCGACCACGTTCGTATTAAGACAGGCAAAGGGATTCTCGTCGCACATTTCTACCCTTTTCATTGCAGCGCAATTTATAACGACGTCTGCGTTAGTCATGGCCATGTTAAGGCGTTCCAAATCGCATATGTCACCAATCAAATACCTCATCTTGGATTCATATTCCTTGAACTTTTCACGCAATAAAAAAAGCCTGTATTCATTTCTTGAATAGGCCCTTATTGTGACATCCTGTTTGACTAATTCAGTTATCAGTGCAGTCCCCAATGTCCCGCTCGCGCCTATAATTAGAATGTTTTTAGATAGCATTGCCGCCTCCTATTTTCTGAGCGATTGTATTCAACGTCTGGGCCTCAGGGCTGTTTACCTTATCGGCCTGTGCTTTGATCTGTTCCTGCTGCATCATTTGCTGCTGGTCAAACTGTTCCTGAAGAGTCTGTAAAATCGATGCTGAGTTTGGGAAATTCATCTTGACTAAGAGTTTCCAGACCAGTAGGTTTTGTTCAGTCGGTGCAAGGAATCCACCGCTAGCCAGTTCTTTAGTTTGTTCAATCAAAACACTCCTGTTTTTGTTCATAGCCGGTTCGGCAGAGATTTCAATGTCCCATCCAGCCCAAACCGCACCATTTTCAGTCATTTTCACCATGTCAAATTTGTTGAACTTTCCATATTCGGGTTTCAGTTTTGCATCTATTCTGTACGGTCTGTCACCGTCTGAGAAACAAAGGATATGATCGCATAACAGTTGATAAATTCTTTTATAGGCAATGTTCTTTTCATTGGCCTTTATGCCGATCTTCTCCGCCGTTTGATTTATAAGCGAATCCGTCATTTTCCCGGACTGAGACTCACCTTTGTTGATGCCCTGCCAGACTGAGGTAATACCTATCATGTACTGAAGCTGATCAGATATGAATGTATAGAATTCCAGTGCTTCACGTCCGTTGTCTTTAAAATCAACAACTTTAAAATTATTTACATCCTGCACACCTATTACGGTAAGATTATCGTTGTCAAGCAATGCCGCTGCTTCTTCTTCTATCCGCTTGTCGTACAGGATCTTGGTCGTTCCTTTGAGAATCTTTTCTTCATGTCTGTAGACCATTTTTTTCATGGTCTGTTCAAAGTCTGCAGTCCTTTCGATATCAGAAATGCCTACAATCGACTTGGAACGCGGAATGTTATTCTGTATGACTATCGGAATTGACTTAGGCCCCCTTGGATAGTAATAGGGAACCTGCGTGCCTTTGGGTATCTTGACGATTTGGATTTTCTTTTTTTCACCGTTGTCGTCGTATTCTTCTTCTTCACTATAGTCATCCGCAATGGTCTCAGAGTCGACAAAGACTTCATTGCCCTGTTCGTCCCGTTCAAACTCTTTCTTGTCCGGGTCATACTTTCGTCTGTGGTAGTATTTAGGTGTCTTTAGCAAAATCAACTTATCGCTGAATGCCGTCAGGCAGAGTTCATCATCGTCGTCAAGATGCCATTTTTCAACAATGACATATTTTGTTAGCGGGTGATTCATTTGCTGAGTCATTAAATCAACTTGCGCGTTTACGTCGTTGGTGTTGTTAACCCTTGAACTGTTGCCGTCTCCTACGGTGTCATACTTGATATCTGCGCATAAACCGTATTCAGGGAGTTTTTTGGCTATATCACCATACTTTTTAATACAATCTCGTAAAGTCTCATTTTCAATGTGATACATGCATTGACATTTGTTTTTGTCTACAGTTCCCGCCGCCCATGCAATGTTTTTGGGGTGAACCTCAATTATTTCCGGTCTGCCCCTGAATCCCGGACCTTGGTAGCTGGGATTCCACAAAACCTTATAACAGGTGATACCGTGCTTTTTAACCACCCTTTCAGCGGATGAATTCACTTCATCAAGGTCACTGTTCCGTATCGTGTAGTCAGCCTCAGCCTGTAGTTTCTTGACGGCACTTTCATCATCTTCCGTTATGGGTTTGAACACGGCTTCAGGGATGTTAAGGTCAATCTGTGCTTCTATGATGGACTGTGATATCCTTATGGGAGTACGTGCATCGTCGGTTGCCGCAGATGAATATGTATTGCCGAACGTCCTGTCGCCGACATAGATTTTTTCCTCACGATCAAACTTTTCATTCCAAGGTTGTTTCTCTTTGTCAGCTAAAAGATACTCGTCCATTAGTTCAGTTGCTTCCCTGACCATTTCATCCATATCTTTAATTTCATCCATTTTTCTTTTCACCCCTTTAACGAGTGATTTTATCGGTTTTAAAATATCCATATATCATCATCCTAACAAGCTTTATATCGCTAATTGTTGATATTTTGTTTTTGGATCGTAGTTCAAATATTTTAAAATTTTTAGTTCTTGCTTTTTACTATAAAATGATTGTTTTGGATACCACGCGAAAAAGTCTGCATCATTTTTACTGCTATTGCAATTAATACACGCAGGTATTATATTGTTTTTGGTATATTCTCCATTGTTGGAAAGCGCCTTAAAATGGTCTTGTGTAAGTTTTTCTTCTTTGCCGCACTGTTTACACTTTTTAATTAGCATTTTAATATCTCCCAAATCTAAGTGTGCAATTACCCAAGTATCCGTTTTCGTATTTGAACTTTATTAAGCGACTTTGCATATTCTTCCATAAAATGGGATATTGGGAACCCTATATCTCGGAACCCAAGCATTGAATAAGCCCAAACGCCGTACATGAATTCGATGTCGAATGAATTTTTATATGCATTATCTGTCCGATAAAGCTTTTCATCAAATGTTGCAGGAAGACCTATTAATCTTTCCGCTGCAAATTCCATCAGTTCATCGTTGGACATATCGATCATCGAGGGGCGTTTTGTTTCCGGGCGTTTCGGCACATCCTTTATTGGTTTGTTTTCAGGGGAAATATGTATTTCCGGTCCAGAATTCTTTTCGTAATCCATAATCATTTCCTTCCATACTTTTTTTGATAATATCGTTTCAACTGTGGATTTTTGGTTGAATCTATCAATATACTTGGATGTGTGTATTTTGTGCTGTCCCATTTCTCAGGTTCGGGCGCGGAATAGGCGCGTTGCTGTGACCGGGCTTCGTGCATGATCGCGAAAGAAAGTACACAATCGTCATGGAATCCTTGTTCAGCTTCTTCTTTTCCACTATGCGCGTATATAAAGGTTGTCATTTCTTGCAACGTAGCAACGTCGTTTATAAGGTAAGCTTCGTCACGCACTATTGCCCTTGTCTTGTCTATAAGTTTCGGGCGCGTTGAAACTGTCGTAAGGAATCCGAATTTTTGCTGTCTCTTTTGAGAGATTTCATCGTATGTTTCACGTTTGTATTGATTGTAATATCCCAAATACTGCAAGTGTTTTATAACAGTAAGCCCATGATTGTTCTGTTCGTTAGAAATAAGGGCATTATTGTA